TTAAAATCTAAATTTAACAACGCTTGGAGTATACATAAAATCCTCAATGATAATTTGTGGTGTAATCTTTCCATTGTATTCATTGATACTAAATTTTCCTATGATGGTCACATTTATAGCTTGGTGTTGTTTTATATCATTATACTTATCTTCATTTGTAAAAAATTTCATAAGAGAAATTCCATTGTAGTTAATTTTTATAGTGTTTTTATTTTTACCCATTAGCTCTATGTCTTTTGAGTTTACTATTAGATTTTCTATGGCAAATAAAGGTTCGTCTACTGAATTTCCCCATATGTTTTTATGTTTTGCAACTGACTCAATTAAAGGTTTATTTAATGTTTTATCATTAAAGATTCCATCAACGTCATAAATTAGAAAATTGGAGACTTGAATTTTGCTTGCAACTTCATATAACTCATTGATTTTACTATTATGTATGGAAATCCCACAAGCATTTGGATGACCTAAAGCATAATTAAACAATCCACTATCGACACACCATTTTCTAATATCTTTTATATTCTTTTTGTCATACCCTCTAGCACTTCCTGCAAAATTCTCATCGTGAGAACTAAGTAAGAAACATGGTCTTTGATAGATATTAGTTAGCTTATTTGCCAACAGCCCTGTATAATTCTTTTCTGTTAACCCAGTTGCATTAATAATTATGATTCCATTATTGAAAAGTTTATATTGGTCTACTTGATTCTTTGCAACTTCTACTGCTTCATCAACAATTTTCTTTTGTTTTCTTTTGCATTTATTTCCTACTCTCACAACATAATCTTGCAATGATAACTCAACTTCGCCTTTCCCTCTAATTTTATCTATATGTTTTTCATCAATATTAAGAAATGCCTTAAACATTAACTCCTTCTCTTCATAAGTTCCATTTCTAATAAGTGCATTAATTAATGGAACTATGTAAAAACCAATTCCAATGATACTTACTTCATTCTTCATATCATAAGCTTTTTCTCTAATTAGAGCCAATATGAATTTATTTTTATTTTGTTCTTTCTTAATTATCTCAATTCCTTTTAAAACCAAATATCTACTTTCTAAATTTCTTAAATCACTGACATCTCCTATCATTCCAATTGCAAGTAAATCAAGATAGTCATCTGCATAATTTAGGTTTAATTTTTTATCAATATACTTTATAAATTTATAACAAACACCAACTCCTGTCATAGTTTTGTTTGTTATTTGTGTAGATAGTTGATTGTTGATTACTATTGCATTTTCACTATATCTTTCACACTCATGGTGGTCAATGACCAAAATATCAATGCCTTTGTTTTTAAAATATTTATGTTCGGCATAGTCGTTACTAGACGCATCTGGTAAAATAATTAAATTACAATATTCAATCTTATGTATTCTATTTAATGTGATTTCATCTAACCCGTGTGCCTTATCATCATGTACAATAAATGTAATTGTAGATTTACTATTGAGTTTCATAATTAAATGTGTGATATATTGATACATTACGGAGGCACTTGTATATCCATCTGCATCACAATCCACGACAATTACAATAGCACTATCTTTTTTAATATGATATAGTAAATTTTCGAAACCTAACTCCATATGATCATATAAAGACTCATCTTCCAAATGGGATATATTTGGATTAAGAAAATCATTTATATTTTCTATATCTCTATTTTTCAAAATTGTTTCTACTATATTACTAAAACCAATTGCATTCCCTTTCAAATTGTATTTAAAACTCATAATTACCTCACTTTTATTATTATATTTATATACATCCAGTATATATTTTTTTATCCATAAGTCTTAATAGTGTTTCTTTATTAACATCAGATGGTGACGCTTTGTAAGGAAGTAAACCCTCTGTATCCCATAGAATTGTTACAATACAATAAGGGGCTAATTTATTAATTATTCTCTCTCGAATATGCTTTGCCCACTTGCTCGCCTCTTCACTTTCTGTATTCTGATACTGTTTGTCTAATGCAACAATAACTTCATTAACCTCTAAACCCAATATCAAATCTCTTTGAAAATTACTAAAACTACTTCCACATAAGGCCACTGTGAAGTTTTCTTCTCCAAACATAGTGTCACATTGTAAAACGCTTTTTTCACTTTCTACTAACATTATTTTTCTTTTACGCTTTATAGTTTCTTTGTTTATGTTGATGCCATATAAATTTTGACTTAATGGATGAGAATACATTACTTTCCTTATCTGAAAAGGAGAATATTTTCCGTATAATTCAATCTCCTCTTCAATCATCAATCTAGCTCTTACTCCCATAAGTTGGTCATTTATATTATAATGTGGTATTATTATTTTTTGTTGTAGTGTGCTATATAATATACCATACTTATACATAGATTCAATACTTATTCCTTCATCTATCCAATCCTTCCAATACATTCTTTGAAAAATATTTAAAATACTATTATCATAAAAATCTTTTTGCTTATGTGTATCTCCTTTTCTTTTTTTTCTAATATTATTTATAAAACTCCAGTCATTTATTATTTCATTTTGTTGTCCAAAACCTTGAGTTAAAGTAGAAAAATTTAATTGTATACAAATCCAATTAATTGCTTCAATAAAGGAATAATTCTTGTTTCTACAAGCTAATTCTATAATATCAAATCCATCTCCACAGTCAGTAAAACAATGAAAATATTTACTTTCTTTATAGTAATATAATTTGTGTTTTTCTCCATGATGGCAAATTGTTTTAAAAATTAAGGCTTCTTCTGTATCTATGTAATCGTCTGAACCCATTCTTCCTACTAATTTTATAATATCAAGATCATTAATTTTGGCTTTTAGTTCTTGTGCATTTAACATAATCTGCACCTATTCTTCAAGTTTTATTTTATTGAATTCTTCAATAAGTTCCGTTGCACTACCTTCAATTTCGATTTTATCACAATCTCCAACATCATCTAATTGAAATTCTATGATAGTTTTTTTAACATCAGAAATTAATTCAAAATCTACTGTAGTTACAAAACAATCAATTTCTCTTACTGTTCCCATATTTATTTTCGTCCAAACAATAATGTTTTTCCATTTTCCTCCTCGATTTTTAATGATATAATAACCCATATTTGGTTCTGTATAAAAGCCATTGTCTAATATTGGTTTTAGCTTTTGTAAATCGGCACTACTGGCAGGAAGGGCAAGAATACCATAGTCAGGTTTCTCTAAAATGGCCTTACTTCCTTTCAAAGCATTTCCATCTTTTTCCTCCTTCCAATTGGAGGATAATTGTGTTGAACTTCCTAGAAATATTTCATATTTATTAGCTAGTTGTTTTAATGCTGCGGAAAATAAAAATAAAATTTGGTCTGTTCTTAATTTCACTCCTGTTTTTTGACCGTAATATGCATATAGACTTGGAGAATCATTTATGTAATCAAAGAAACAATGGGTAATATTTTTATTAATAATATATTGTTCAATGGTTTCTTCAATAGTCTCAATAGTAAAGTCTGGTTGATATTCACCATAAAGCAAACTTTCTTTGACAATTTTCCCTGCTTCATAGATAACAATCTCTTCTTCTGGAGTAATATCCTTCCATTCCGTCAATCTGTCTTCGTCTATCCCCGAAATATGAGCCAATAAACAAGTTTGTAATTCTTCTTTTGATAATTCTGTAGATATAAATAACACTGGTGATTTTTGTCCAGTAGATAACCAAATGTGTTTGTTCCAATCAAATAATTTATCTGATGAAATATTACATGCTTCTGCCAAGGAGTTTCTAGTTTTTCCGCCGCCACTTACAGAACTTCTAATCATACATTTTTTAGGTCTTAAGCCCCTAAAGATGGTGGTCATATATCCACTTTGCATAGGGTATCCATAACTTGTATCTTGGTTTTTACAATCTTCAATTATATCCTCAATTCCATCTCCTGCATGAAAATTATAATTATCTCCAAAGTTTGTTTTCCAAAGATTTTTAAATTCATCAAATTTATTTAAGAATTTACCCAACACTTGTTTACTATCCATTTGATTAAAGGCAGCCAACTTATATTCATCACTTTCGTCATAAATGAAACCAATGTCCATCTTTAACTTTTCTATCGCCATTCTCAATATGGAAAATTTTCTAACAGTATCATAATATAGTCCTACATTTGAAACTTTATCAACTGTTTCTTCAATAGCTTTCTCAATATAACTCCACCCCTCATTATTTGTCCACAATGCCAAAGCAGAAGGGAATTGAGATAATTCATTTTCAATTTCCAAAGAAGTAATTTTATCTACCGTGGATCGTTTTGCAATATTATAAATAGTTCCATAAACCATTCGATGAAATGTTTCTGAGTAATCATTAGGGTTTGTTTCATACTTTTTATCTAAAATTAACCTTGGATTGTTACAATATACTCCTAATAAAAGAAATATATTTCTTTTATCCACTAAACCGAGTACATCCATTAATCCACCTCCCTAACTAAATCTCCAATATTAAACAAAAAACTATCTTTTTTAGCATATACTTTATCTAGATTTACCTTCACTTCATTTATAGTTTCTTCTTGATTCGCATTTTGTACACTATTACTTATTTTAGCTTGCTGTAAAAAATAATTTTTAGATTTATCGTAATTATATTTTACTAATGCAATTCCATACTTGACTTCACTGAAAGATTTACATTCAATTGCTTTAATAAACCACAAACAATAAGTCATTCCACCATATGTATATCCTAACTGATCCTTATATTCTTTTATTTGTTTCATTACTAATCCTGTTGGTTTATCTATATTTAAATATTCACAAATGGTTTTAATTAATAAATTATAATCCTGCTTACCTATAGAAATTTTATCATAACATTCTTTACAATAAGATTTACCACTATGAACAAACTTCTCCTCTTTAGACATTTCTTTTTCGCAATCTT